AGATTAAGAGAAGAAGAAGTTACGACTCTTGATGAAAACGACTATTCTAAATTAATTGCAAATCTAGTTAATGTAACTAAACAAGAAGTAGAAAACTCTTGGAATTGGTCTGCATTAAGAAACACTGTTACTGTTAGTGCAGTAGAAGGATTGTTTAACTGGGTATTAGTAGGTTGTGGTACTAGGTTCAGAGTATTAGATGTATACAATGCTACACAGAAAGGATGGATGTATTCCAGACCTACAGAATGGATGGATAAAAACTTTGCCTTTGTAGATGAAACTGCTACAGGAGCACCAGCATACTATGCTTTTAATGGAGTAGATTCTAATGGAGATGCTCAAGTAGATGTATATCCAATACCAGATAAAGATTATACATTAAGATTTAATATAGTACAACCACAAGTAGATTTAGTACTTGCTGCTGATGTTATAACAATACCTCATGAGCCTGTTATAGAAGGTACAATAGCAAGAGCTATTAGTGAGAGAGGGGAAGATGGAGGCATGCAGGACCAAGAGTTTAGATATAAATCAATGCTGTCAGATTTTATAGCAATAGAAGCTGGTAGACGACCTTTAGAAACTGTTTGGAGTGCTGTATAATGGCAGGACCTTTAGCATCAGTTAGCTTATTAGCTCCTGGATTTTTAGGTTTAAATACTCAAGATGCTAGAGTTGGCATTGACCAAGGTTATGCTAGTAAAGCAAATAATTGTGTTATAGATAAAGGAGGTAGACTTGCTAGTAGAAAAGGATATGATATGCTTACTACTAACCAAGGTACTTTATCTTCAACTAAATATATAGAAGCTCTATGGGAACACATAGACCCTGACACAACTAAGTATATACTTTCTGCAGGAGATGGAAAGTTATTTACAGGCACATCAACATTAGTACCACATACAATAAAAGCTGCAGACCAAACATCAGCAGTTAGTAGAACTTTTACAGGAAATAGATGGCAGTTTCAATCTTTAGCTAAAGGTTCTGGCATAACAGCATTAAATTATGGTATAGCTACACAAAGAGGTAATATAGCTTTAGTATGGAGACGTACAAGTGATAGTGCTAGTGGTACTTATATATGGCAAGAGATAGGAACATATGGAACTAAACCAAGTGGTGTTACAACCTTTGACCCAGACTGTTGTTTAGCTGCTTATGGTAGAGTATGGACAGCAGGTATTACTGCTAATAAACATACTATATTTTATAGTGATTTACTTGACCCTACTGATTTTACTGCAGGTTCTTCAGGTGTATTAGATATAAGTTCAGTAGTAGGTAACAATGATGAGATAGTAGGATTATCTGCACACAATGGTTTTTTAATTATATTTTGTAAAGATAATATTATAGTTTATCAGAATCCTCAAAATCCAGCTACTATGTCTTTATCAGATGTAGTAAACGGAGTAGGATGTGTATCTAGAGACTCTATAGCGTCCACTGGTCAAGATTTAATCTTCTTATCGAAGTCAGGTATCAGAAGTTTAATGAGAACAATACAAGAGAAGTCTATGCCAATGAGAGAATTGTCTTTAAATATTAGAGATGATATAACAGCTTATACAGCAACAGAACCAGAACCTAATGTAATAAAAGCTGGGTATTCAGAATCAAATGCTTTTTATATAATAATATTTCCAGCTAATAATATTATGGTTATCTTTGATTTAAGGTCTGCTTTAGAAAATGGAGCAGCTAGAACTACTACATGGTCTACTACTGATGGTACTGTATATAAAGCATTTTTAGAGACAGCTAGTAGAGATTTTTATTTTGGAATACCTAATGGTATAGGTAATTATACAGGATACTTAGATAATACAAGTACATATGATATTACTTATAAGTCTACATATTCTGATATAGGCTCTCAAGGTAGTATAGTTAAAAAGTTTTTAAAGAGAGCAACTTTAATAGTAGATGGAGCAGGAGAACAGGACTTTGTATTTAAGTATGGATATGATTATACATTAAATCCTAGAACTGTTACAATCTCAAGAGACTTAGGTACAGGTGTATATGCAAAGTATAATACAACAGGTTCATTATATGCTGTAAGTGAGTTTTCTTCTCCAGGAATAGGAATACATAATATTAAAATACCACTAGGTGGGCAAGGAGAAACATTTGCTTTTGGTCTAGATGCAACAATAGATGATGAAGCATTAAGTATTCAGAAAATAGATTTATTTTTAAAAACAGGGAAAACTTCATAATGAGTAACTATACAAAGACAACGAACTTTTTAGCAAAGGATTCTTTACCTTCTTCAGATACAGCGAAGATTATAAGAGGCTCTGAATTTGATACTGAGTTTAATAACTTAGTTACTGCTATTGCTTCAAAAGCTAATAAATTAAATGCAGCTCTTACAGGAACGCCTACAGCACCTACAGCAACAGCAGGAACAAATACTACACAAGTAGCAACTACAGCTTTTGTAAATACTAAGGTAGGTACTTTAGGTACAATGGCAACACAGAATTCTAATGCTGTTAGTATATCAGGAGGAGCTGTTGTAGGGATTACAGATTTATTACCAGCAGATGGTGGTACTGGTGTTAGTACACTACCTTCTAAGAATGTTCTTATAGGTGAGGGTACTTCAGCAGTAACAGGAGTTGCTCCAGGAACATCAGGTAATGTATTACAATCAAATGGAAGTGCTTGGACATCTGCAGCAAGTGCTACAGGAATTACAACTACAACAGGTTCACTACCTTACTATGGAGCTAGAGGCTTTGGTTGGTTTAATGCTTCTAGTCTTTCAGTAGGTACAGGAAGTAAGAACTTTGGTAGTGTAGCTAAAATAGCTGCAGGTATATTTAGAGTAACTTTAAGTACTGCAATGCCAGATACTAATTATGTAGTAGTAGCTATGGGAGATGATACAACTAATGCTGCTTCTAGAGGTAATATGATTACTTCTGTAGGTGCTCAAGCTACAGGTACATTTGATATACATTTAGAAGAAAGACTAGGAGCTTTATCTACAGATGATGTTAGAGTAAATTGGATTATTTATCAATAGTAAAGATAGACAGAGATTTCTTGAAAAGTCTCGAAGTGATTATATTATTGAGGATAATCTAATAGAAAATGAACATGGGTTCATGAGTTGGAAGATAGAAGGTGATAAATTTGTATGTATTAATGTTTACGGAGATGGTAAATATTGGGATGAGTATATGAATGAATTAGCAAAACAATTAGATTGTAAAACAATATTAGGTGCAACAACAAGAAAAAGTTGTAAAGCATTTCTGAAGAAGTATAATTATAAATTTGTAGGATATATTTTTGAAAAAGGAGTAATATAATGGGTACAGTAGCAGCTCAGATTGGTGGAGCAGTAGCATCTAAAGTAATTTCTGATAAAATAGGAGGAGGTGCCAAGTCTTCTGGTGCTGACTATGCCGCTTCTAGGGCAGCATCAGAGTACTCTCCTTGGGAAGTTTCAGGTAATTACTTTGGTACTGCTAACTTTGATAAAGAAAATAAGACAGCAAGTTATGAACTTTCTCCTGAATTGCAACAGATTAGGGATATGTATTTTGGAAAGGCTTTACAAGGAATAGATGAACAAGATTTAACAGATGCTCAAAGTATACAAGATTATGGTATGGGTAGATTTACTGAGGCATCTCAAAGAGATATTATGCCAGAGGCTAATAAATATTATGCTGATATGCAAAGTATTATGGCTCCAAATAGAGCTACTCAACAACAACAATTAGCACAGAATTTATTTGCTAGTGGTCGTATGGGTCAAGCAACAGCAGCATCAGAAGGTGGTGGTTATGTTAATCCAGAAAGGATGGAATATCTTACATCTATAAATAGACAGAATAGAGAACTAGCTATGGATTCTTATCAACAAGCTCAAGCAAGACGAGATAATGACTTGAAACAAGGATTAGCTTATCAAGGTCTAGGTATGAATATGGGCATGACTCCTTATTCAAATATTAATACATTATTTGGATATGGTACAGGTGTAGAACAAGTAGGTCAAGGAGCATTTAATCAAGGATTACAGATAGGTACTAATGCTGTTCCTGGACAAGGCTATGGTGCAGGCTTAGACAGATATGGTAATATGTATCAAAATCAAGCTAGAGGTTCTCAAACAGGTATGTTTACTGATTTGCTTAATCAAGGAGTAAAGGGTATAGGTAGTATATTTAGTGGAGGAGGACGCACTCCTGGATATTCTGGAAACATTATAGGTGGAGGGTTTAGTCCTAGTGGAGGTCCTGCTAATTATTCTAGCTTTGCAAGTGCTCCTTATCCATCATCTTTAGGAGGTTAATAAAATGGCATCAACAGTAGAAAGTATATTTGGAATTGATTCAGAAACACTTAAACTAAATAAAGAAAAAGCTTTAAGTGACGAGTCTTATAAATTAGGAGTACTAAGTAGTGGAAGTAATCCTTGGGCAACTTCAGTAGCAGGACATCATACTTTATTAAGTAGTATAGATGATGCTAGTAAAAGTATTTTTGGTGGAGTAAATGACCCACAATTAACTAAAAGTAAGAGTATTGAAAGTATTTTTGCTAATGCTACAGGTAAAACTTTTTTAGAAAAAAAGGAATCTATTCTTGCAGGTATGAAAGAAAAAGGATTTATGAGAGAAGCTTATGCATTAGAAAAAGATATTGAGGCAGAAAAAGCAGTTTTAAATAAACTTCGTTTAGAAAGGCAAGATAAGTATTTTGACCAACAGAAATCAATACTTGAGCTAAAACAAAAAGATTATAAAGAAGCAAACTCAATGACAAAGAATTTAAAAAATGATTTTCAAAAAGATTTGGAAAATAATCCAGATATGTTTGTAAACATATTAGATAGTTTAGATAAGAATAATACTGGTGGAGAAAGTTTTTCAGGAAACCCTGGGTTAGCTCGTAAATTACAAACAGCTACTAAAAAATTAATTTCTGCTGTTGATAAAAATAACATGCCTTTATACAGAAATTATGAAGATGCCATTCGTGATGTTATTGAACAATTTAAATCTCCAGTTGTAGAAAAAGACGCAGGTACGATGTTTAATCCATTTGATGATGATAAATTTGTAGGAAAAGGTGAATCTAATTTTAATGATTTAATTCAGTTAGTAATAGCAAATAAAGAAAAAATAGCTAATCAAAATACAAGCTTTAGTCAAGGTATGAAAGAAATAGAGGCAACGGTTAATGCTTTAGAACCAGGTGAAAAAATGATTAAAGGACAAAAATGGAAACAAGTTAATATAGGTTCTAAAGAAGAAGCTGAATACGAGCTTGTAAAATAATGGCTTTAACAGAAGCACAAATATTAGCTGAACCTATGCTAAAAGGTCTAACTGAAGCTGAGATTATAGCATCTTCTAAAGATGATATGACTAGAGTAGATGGTATTTCTAAATCAGATACAGGTAAAGGTTTAACTGAAGCAGAAATACTAGAAATGGATTCTCCTGATTCTACTATAGCATCTGATGTAGGTAGAGTAATTGCACAACCAGTATTAGAAGCAGGAGCTCTTGCTAGTATGGTAATTGGTTTACCTGAGTTTATTTTAAAGCCTTCTTTTCAATTAGGAGGTACAGCAGGAATATATCAAAGAGGTCAGTCTGACCAATTCAAAGCTTTAGCTCAAGATAGATATACAAAACAAACACAAATAATAGAAGATAGACAAAGCCAAGGTAAAGGTATTACTGAAGCTATGATAAATAATCAAGCTTTTTATAAAAGCCAATTAGATGGTATGACTCTTAAAGAAGCCTCTAAAAGAGCTCTTACTGATGCTACTACTGCAGCTAGTTATGCCCATCCTGATAAGTATATAGGAAAAGAAGTAGAACATTCTTGGTCAGAATTTAATAGATTAACAGGTAGTACATATTCTTTTGATGATTTTAAAAAAGATATGAGTGAAGAGACTGCTGTAGGTATAACTATGGGAAAAATATCTGAAGGAATGGAAAGTCTTTCTAAATCTGCTGAAAAAGCAGGAGTACCTAAAGAAATTGCTATGAGTCTTTTAGAATTAGGAACACTATATGCTTTTCCTAAAGTTACTAGAGCTACTAAAGCTGTAGCTGACTATACAGGTAGTACAAGTATGATGAAGAGACTTACATTTTTATCAGACCAAAGACGAGATTTAAGAGATTTAGCAAAAGAAAAGAAAAAAGGAAATACTGTTTTAGCAGAAATGGTACAAAAGAATATAGATTTAAGTAACTACCACCCTATAACTAAATCTAATACTGGTAAAATGAATACTGATACAACAGTAGTTAATCAAACTGTTAAAGACACACAAATAAATTTAGAAAAATTACAAAAAGAATTAAAAGAAGTAAATAGTCAAGAATCTTTTGAATTAGCTATGCGACTTTTAGCTAAAGATAATAAAGTTACTGATAATGTAGTAGCTATGCAAGCTGTTGAAGCAGCAGAAGCTATTATTATTGATAAAGCAAGTAAAGCTAAAGTACCAGAAGTACTTATGGAACTTCAACAAAAACAATATAATCCTAAAAATGAATTAAAGAGTCCTGCAGCACAAGAAATTTGGACTAATATTCTTGAACCAATGATGGAATCTAATAGAAAGTCTGCTTTAAGTAATGAACAATCAGGTAGACCTACTGCTGAAAAATCTATATTTGGAATATCATCTAAATTAGATGGTTATACATCTCGTATGTCTGTATATAATCCTAAAACTTTAAAGGAAATTCTAAAAGAAAATGTTACAGGTTCTAGAGGAGCTAGAGATGCTATTTATGGTGCTGGAGGACCTAGAGAATTTGTAAGAGCAGCAGCTCAAGCACAAGTATATTTTGCTTTTGAAAAAACTATGTCTCCTATTATAAAAGAATTTGTTAATACTTTTAAGACCGAAAGAGGTAAACTTCTTAGAGATGCTAAAAATAGAAAAGAAGATGCTAAGATGTATTATAAAAAGCCTGCAGGTCCTTTTAATCCAGATGTTGTAATGCCTGATGGAAGTGTAAAACCAGGAAGAAAATTAGATTTTAATCGTCCTATGAGAAATGCAGATGGTAGTATTAGAAGAAATCCAGACTTTCAAGTAGATAAGAACTGGCATACTGAATTAACAAACCTTGTTAATGACCTTCAAATATTAGGTATATTTAAATATGGTGTTGGAACTAGAATAAATTTTCAGAAGTCTGCTAGAGCTCGTCATTATTTTCAAGATACTACTATAGATACAGCTATTGAAGGTTATAATAGACGATTAGTAAAGATAGCAGAAATTGAAAAAGAATGGAATACTAATTATGCAGATGTTAATATAAATGCAATACCAAAAACAAAGATATCAGTGAAAGCTAAACGAGAATTAAAAGATATTATAGAAGAAAAAAACATTGCTAAAAATAGAATAGAACTTCTTGAATGGTATAAAACTCCAGTTCCTAAGAGTACAAAAACAAGAGCAGAAATTTTTGAAAAAACAATGTCAAGAGTTATAGATGTAGTAGATAGTAATGCAACAAGAGTTTTAGGTACTATTACTAAACAAGGAAGTAATAGTAATTTATTCCATGGACCTTCACGACTTCTTGTTACAGAATTTATAAAAAATAAAGATACTGGTAAATTAAATTCTTTAATAAATCCTGAACTAACTAAATTAATAAATTCACAAATAGGTAAAACGCCTTATGGGTCATTACCAATACTTAAATCAATTGAAAAAAATTATAAAGGATACGAATCATTACAATCTCATGTAGAAGTAAAGTATCCTACAAGAGAAGAAGTAGCACAAGTAAGACCGGAAACAATTGTAGATAATCCTGTTCTTGTTGAAGCTTTAAAATGGGTTCAAAATAATCAAGTAATGAGAGATAATATAATAGCAGATTCTATGTTAGAGTCTCCTTATATGAAAAACAAAGCTAATAATTTAGGTAAAAGAACTAGTACTGAAGCTGAGATTAGAAAAAATCATTTAGACCAAATTGATAAAAAAGGTCCTAAAAATGAAAATGGTGAATATATTGAAGAGCTAGTTAATCATGAAAGACTTGAAGTAGATATGGAACTTGCAGGTTTTCCTGAGTTTGTTGATTTAAGAATGGCTGCTAGACCTAAAGAAATTCTTGAAGACTTATTTAAAAGAATTGAACCTAATCTTATAACAGATATATCTAATGCTATGGTAAGAAATATGTTATTAAATCCTTTACCTCATATACATAATGAAGTAGTTCATTTATTTGGTACTTCTGGTATAAAAGCTTTTGGGCTTACAGGTGCTAAAGAACTACAAGGATTTATGAAAGAAGCAACTAATGATGTAATTACTAATTCTCCAGATTATATACAAGCTCGAAGAGAAGGTGGTTCTTTAATGTCTACTACAGTAGTTACTGATAAATTTATGCAGAATCGTTTAGCAAATGCACAAGATGCTATGTTAGGAAAAGACTCTGTATTATTAAAACAAATAGCTAAGACTATAGGTTTAAAAACTACAGGTTTATATAATAGTGTAGCACAAAATGCTTCTAGAAAAGGTATGTGGATGACAAGAGATATTATGTTTTTGGCTTTAATTAAAATGAAAATGAAAAAACATAACATTTCTATGAAACAAGCTATAAGATTAGTAGAAGCACATATGCCTACTTATCGTATGCCTACTCGTGTAGGAGAAAAAGTACTTGGAGCTAAAGCTTCTAGATTTCTTTCTAGAAGAATACTACAAGACCCTAGGATAGCTATTTTTGCTAGATATAAACATGGTATGGTATCATCAGGATTAAATACAATTAGAGATATGGCATCTATTTTAGATGCTCCTTTAAGAAATCATGGTGGCAAGGTAGGAGAATCTGTTGCAGATTTCTTTGATGCAGAAGGTGCTGCTTTTGGAAGAAGTACTAAAATGCAGTTTCAAGAAGGTGTAAGCTCTGCTCTAGCTCTTGGTGTAGCTATGACAACTATATATGCACTAATAGATGAGTTAATGACAGAATCTCTTGGAGGTTCTTCAGAAGCTCATATTAGACGAGGTGGTATATTACATCTTATAGATACTATAAGAGGAGTAACTTCTGGTGAAAAAAATAATTATGCTTTGTTTAGTAATCTTATGACTATTAATCCAACTGTAAATATGGCATTAGAACTTGCTTTAAATACTACATTCTATAATGGAAGAGCTATATATGATACTTCTGACCCTATAGGGCAAATAGGTTCTGATATAACTTCCAAATTAGCTAGTGGAATACCTTTGTTTTCTCAAATTGCAAACGCTCAAGATGACCAAGGTAATTTTGATATAGAGAAAATACTATATAGACAGTTTGATGTAAAAGTTAAATCACATAAACAAATAGTAAAACAAATAGAAAATTTAAGAAGAGAAAGAGTAACAAGAGAAAATAAAGAAAAAGCTAGGAAGTTAGATGCTTTGAATTCAGCTTTATAAATAGGGTAGGGTAAGAGTACCCCTACCTCATTTAAAGCTTACTACGAGCGTTTATGTAGCTTAATATTTAGGTTTTTTAGGTTTTTTTGATTCTTTATGACGTTTATCTTTATTAGCCATTTTATTCTCCTTTATTTATGTACCATGCAAATTGTATTCGTATGATTGCTAGGTCTATTAATAAATAACCTATGTGTTTATCATTTATAAAACCATCTGTAAACTCAAAACCTACTTGAACTCCACAAATTGTTGTTACGCTAC